TTACCCATCTATTGTTTCCAACCCCTGTGATAAAACTTTAGAGCCTATTTTTGTTAATCCGTAGCAAAGTGGTACTGGTGCACCCTGTGCTATCGTGTTGTCCAGATTAGAAAAAGAGGTGTTTTTATTAGTACCGCCATCGGCTAATTTCTCGGTTTTGGGTAGCTTGGTTAGCATCATGGCTACACCACCGATCATTAAACCCACACCTGTTGCCATCAATGGATAACCCATTGGCGTCCAGTAAAAAATAGCCCCAACAACAAACATTACAGCACCTGCGATAAAGCTGAATGCCCCACCTTTTGCACCTTCTGTTTTGGGTACAATATGAATCACGGCATTTTGAGGAATTCGGCTATGCAACCCAAACTGTAAATTGCCCTCATTCATATCTACACCATTAATTCGTACGCGAAAAAAACCGTCCATAATTTGCTTTTTTAAGCCTTTTATCTGACAATACAAACCATTTAATGCTTCTGCTGCTGTTTCAACGTTCATATTGAACTTATCGCCATATTGTTTAAGATCGCCATAAAGCCGAATTTTTGCCATTTTTTATGTCTCCATATTGAATGCGTATAGTCCATCCAAAAACCGCCGTACATATCTCGTTTAGATAGACGATTTGGACAGTGATG